GCTCCTTGCTGGCTTTCGCTATCGTATTGTAATGACAAAGAAATAGTATCAAAACTATAAGTCATGCCAGAAAAAACATTGTCTTTAATAGCAACATTAATCTTTCTGCCTTTCTCATTATATACAGTAGTTTCAAACCTTACAGCCATTATTGTATTCTACTAAGACCTTTTTGTGATCTGTTTAACAATATAATCAAATCATTTCCGCTTATCCTTGTCTCCAACACTCCTCCCATGCCCATGTCTCCCATCATTGACTTTAACTTTGACAAAGGAGCAATTACTTCCGGATCTACACGGCTGTTTCTGTTGTCTCCAACGGTTGCCATGGTGGGCCCAAATGCCAAACCGCCCTCTGCAAGTTTGGGAGCAGCTAATTTACCTTTTACAAAAGTGCCTAATGCAATTAAAGCTATACCACCTGCAATTGCAATAGCTGGATTTAATGATTTTAAAGCTGCTTTAATTCCTAATGCTGCAATACCAACTTGTACTGCCAACTTACCAAATTGTATCAATGCATCAGCTAAAGGACCTATTACAGAACGTATATCAAATGATGCACCAGCTAAAGCATTTCCTAATGTTTCACCAAATGCTACTGCCATATCTTGCAATGTACCTTCAATAATATTTATTAAACCTTCATTTAATTTATCAAAAGATAATTTTAATAATTCAATTTGTGTTAATTGTTCTTTAAATTTACTATTTACTTTTGTAGTTGCTTGTTCAAGTGCTGCTTGTTCAGTTTTTAAACGTTCAGTTGAGGCAGTTGCACTGTCTAATTGTGTAGGTAATAAATTTAATGTAGGTAATAAACTGGTAGTAGGCATTAATGCATTTTTATTTCCACCTACACCTCCTCCTACTGTTGTAGTATTATTTGTTTTAGTAGTAGGAATAATACCACCACCGCCACCTGTTGCTTTTGCACCAGTGGTAAACAATGATGCAAGTTTGCCTTTTAAACTATCAACTGTATCTCCAATACTTTTAAACTCTGTGGCTACTATTCTTTGTTCCTTTTGATAGGATGTTAAACCATCAAGATTAAATAAATTTAACCCTAATGCTTTCTGTAGATAATCAATATTTTTTAAAACATTAGCTACTCCTTCCATTACGGAGTTTTTAATGTTTATCCAAATGTTTTTAAAGTTGTCGGTAAATGCTTTCCAGTTGTCATAAACATACAATGCAATAGCACCGATAGCAGCAATGGATGCCGTGACAATTAATATAGTAGGATTAGCAGCTAAATATTTAAATGCATCGCTTATCTTACCTATTCCTTGTACTACAAGTTTTGATGCTCCGGCTAAAGCACCGTATGTGCTAATTAACTTTCCTACTATAAATATAATGGGCCCGATAGATGCAGTCACTAAAGCAGCCTTAACAATAAAGCCTTGTGTCTCCGGATTAAGAGCCTTAAATCCATCTACTAATCCTTGTATATATTTACTTAAACTTTCTGCAACCGCTTGTAAATTTAATGACTCATTTATAGCCTTGCCAAATTCTGCAAGAGATGCCGTTACATTATCTTTTAAATTATCAAACGTATTCCCCAAACCACCTTGCGCTCTTTCTAATTCTCCTAATGCACTTACAGACCTTGTTATAAAGTCTTCTGCACTAATACCCATGTTATTTATTGCCTCCGCAGTAACTACTCCAAATTCATTTTGCATTACTTTAGCAAACTCTGGTAGCCTTCCCTTAATTTGGTTTAAATCTTCTTGAGTAACCTTTCCTACTGCACTTATTTGACCTAAAGCAACTATAACACCATCAAAAGTTTCAGCTCCCATTCCAGCCCTTGCAACTGCATTTCCAAACTGTGTTATAGTTTCGCGAGCAACATCAGCCGACATTCCAACGGATTGCAAAGTAGCCGAAGCCTTAACCACTTCGGGTAAAGCAAGACCAGGATTCTCTGCAACTTTACGAAGTTTATCTAACTCTTCCTTTGCTCCTTCACTTGTACCCATGATGGCAATCAATCCATTCTCCAACTTCTCCATGTCAGCAAATGCTTTCAATGAAGCTGCACCGACACCAAGCAATGGCAGAGTTAATGACTGTGTCATAGTACTGCCGATAGATTGCATTTGTCCGCCAAATCTTGACATCGCACGCTCAACCTTGCCAAGTTCTTTCTCAAGATTACTTACATCAATGCCAAGTTTTAAATTCAGTTTACCTAATGCCATTATCTACTCTTTATCCCATTTCTCAAAAATTGACTTGTCAACTTCTGACAAACTTCTTTTAGTTGGTTTTACGTTATCTGTCTCCCAAGGAAATTCAATCAAATCTTTAGGCTTAATTGATTTGCCTTTTGCCGTATGAACATTTAATAAAAGTGTTGTTTGCCACCTGGCTCTTTCCCACTCAAATTGCTGCTCTATTTCAAATTGATTATTATAACCTTGCATAGCTATAATAACCTCTCTTAGTGTCATCTCATAGTATTGCGGAGGGGAAAATCTTAATACTCCAAAGCAAAAACGCTCAATATAATCAAGAGTTAATTCTGCTCCTCCGCTATCTCGTTTTTTCTTTCCGGATCTTCTGGTACTGAAATCTCATTTGTTATCAGCTCCGTTATCCTGTTTATTCCTCCCTTATCCAAATCTACTAAGTCGCAAAACTTTTCTAAGGTATATGGGCACTTCTCTCCCTTTGCCTTGTAACCTGCCTGTACACCTGCAAAGGCAAGTTCAAGAGCAAATAGGAGGTCTTCGCCAAGTTGGGAGAGGTCGCTAAGTTTTAGATTCCTCTCCCGTAAAAATGTACCTAACACGAACATACCAAACTTGACTGGTATGTCCGCATTAGCTATTTTTATTGTTTTCATGTTAGGTAATTTTTATTATGCTTTTGTTGTCTTCACGATTGCACCAGTAACCTCAAAGGATGCTGAATAGCTTGTATTCTCTTCTACAGCTGCGTTTAAATCTAATGATGTACAAATCGCAGACATTGTGAACACATTGTCACCTTGTACGTCAGTAGTAAATTTAATAGTCAATGCTGTGCCCGATATTAAGTCGGTAAAGAGATCATCAAATAAGTAATTAGTAGAAGAATCACCAGGCCCAGCATATAATGCCTCTGTGGACAGTGTGCCAGATAACTGACCCTTCTTTACTTCTCTCCATCCTCCAGCTGCTGAATCCTTTGTTAAGATTTCACGCATAGCTGCGGAGATGTTCATTTGGCAGGATGTCGCATAACCAATAGCAGTGCTATCTTTGTATAACCTCATCAACGTACCGTTAATTATTCCAGTTGTTGCCATTTTATTATTTTTTAGCTTTTGACAAATCTATATTAACATCTATTTTTTCCAATTCATTCTCATGTTCAAAATATTCCATAGGCATTGGCACAGGAATATAAATTGGTTGAGGTGCCTCTTGCACTTGTTTTTCTGGCATCTGCTCCACGACAAAGTCATCATCAAGATGCTCCGCAATGCCATCGGCAACAAGTTGCTTGCCAAAGTCGGAAAGAAATACACCTGTTGCGCCTACTGGTTTGCCGTTCCACGTTTTTATTAATCTTAACTTCATAATTATCGTTTCATTCTTGCCATAAAATCAATACTCATCCAATAAACATTTAAATCAGCATTGTATGCTTGTGAATCAGATGACATATACTTAACTGTCTGCACGCTAATATTATTTACTGTACCTACAAATCTGTCTAATCTATTTCTTATAGAGTTAGATAAACTTTGTGTAGTGTCATAGTTGTTTGTATAAACATCTACTTGAAAACTAACTTCTTCAAGATTACTTTGACCATCTTTAAAATCAACTGCAACACTATTGATAATTGTGTAAACACAAAAAGGATAGCTAACATTTTGAGGAGCAATATCTGGAAAGATGCGTAATCCGCAAACACCAGTAACTGCCACATCAGTTGATAGTCTCCCATATATTACTTTACCTATCATAATACCTGCCAGAATTTTTTAGGTCTCTCCTGCATAATAAAAATGCATTCATTACGCATGGTTTTAATTACTTTTTCTCTACTTAAATTTCTTGCTTGTACTACTATCTTATTATACCAGGCTCTTGTGCTTCCAAAAACCATGTGAGCATAAAAGCCATTTGTTCCTTCGCTACTATTTATACCTTTATTCATTGTACCTCTTTTGTACAATGGGCCTACAGCTCCGACTGCATATCTGTATGATTTAAGGTTTTTCGATAAATCAATAATAGACTTTTTTAGGTTTCCTGGTTGTACAGTCATTGAAGCTCGATCATCTTCTGCCCATCCTTGCATTTTTTTATTTTTGAAAGGATTGGTACTAATACGGTGAGGCTTACTGCTAACTGGTACTAATGACTTATAAACATCTAATGCGATTGGAGTAGCTGAATCAATCACTCTACTTCTTTCTTTTAATGTACATTGCTCCATTAACTCTGCAAATTCAATCACCGCATCTGCTAAACCTACCACTCTTAGGGACATACCTTGAAAACTCCTTCTACCTGCGTAGTTAGACTTCTGAAGGTCTTTAAGGTGATTTATTTGTTTAGCTGATAAATATCCCATTACACATAGTTTTGAGCAAATGAACAAAATAAATGTAAATACATATTGTCTTCACTTATCTGAATATTTTCTATTTGATAATATTTATCCATCCAGATAATTCTTTGTTGCTCGTTTATGTCTGTCCTATTTCGACAGGTAACTCTCACCTGGCTTAATGCTGTTATCTTGCCACCTTCTACCTCCTCCTTGTTTACTCCTTTATAATCTACTATTGCCCACACCTCGGCAAAATTACTCCACGTCTCTGTTCCAAAACCAGTAGTACCAACAGTACGAGAAACACTCTGTACTATTATTCTTTCTCTTAACTTTCCTATTTCTTCTTTTTTGTTGTATCTCATTAGAATAATTGAACGCGATATTGATCAAGTAAATACTCCGATGCAGTAGGTAATTTCTTTATATAATCTTCTCTATTATCGTAACCATCTGCTATCATCATTAATACAGCCTGTCTTATCTGCATTGGCACACCAGATGGCTCTGTGCTATATCCTGCCGTATAAGTAATTGTTACATCATTAATATTTCCATACAATGTCGGCCATGTAGAACCGTATGCTAAAGCTAATCTTCCAGGCTTTAAAAAAGTATCTACAACATAATTAGCGGCATTGTAAGTTTGTACGCTATTAACTCCATCGTTATATTGAAATAAGCTAACTGCAATTACTGGGGATACAGATAAGTAAATAGTAGGGTTATTAAGCCTATCTAACTTCTCTGTTATCGTTTGTGTAATTAACGCTTGATTAAGATAACGCTCTGCAACTTCACGAGCTGACTGCAATAAAGTAGTAATCAAAGTATCATCGGCAGAAGTATCTACTTTAAGATAATTCTTAACTTCATTTAATGTCCAAACTTCTTTAGCAGGTGCCGTTGTTACTTTCCAAGCCATCTTTATATTTTTAAGTAGGGATGGATATTACTACCCATCCCTTTACTATCCCCTATTGATTACAGATTCTTCAAGTGCTTAATTGCCGCTGTCTGAATTAATTTACCATCAAAACGAGTGTACATTAAGAAGCCTAACTCCATCTCATCCATAAACCTTTCACGCAATGGCACAAGGACATTGTTAGCTACCTGGCGAATGATATACTTAGACCAATCTCCAAAGAAGATAATCTTTGCATCAGCAGCCTGTGCAGATGGAAGATCATTGTTTATAAAGAAATTATAACCTAATAATCTATCTGGTGTACCTTCTCTAAGAGATGGTTGGAACAAAGTAGTGTTGTTAGTGTCCAAGTTTAACTTTCTAA